GACGGACTGCGTGATGCCGACCGACTGACTGAGGCAGACGGACTGATCGAGGCAGACGGACTCTGCGACAACGAGGCCGAACTCGACGGACTACGTGACGCCGACGGGCTGCGCGACAACGAACCCGGCAGAACCGTATCATCCGGTGCATCACCCATGGCAGCGCGCGTGGCCGCCCTCGATGACTGGACGACCAATGTCTCAAACAACACACGATTCACGCCGTTGTTGTCGGTTTTGGCAGTGCGACGATTCCATCCCGCGTGTGCGGCGCCGATGCTTTTTTGGCCGGTGTATAGACCGGTAAGCCCCTGATCAAACCGACCGATTTCTTGATTTGAGACACCGAAGACGGTCGAGGTCGGAACGGCCGCGCCCGCACCACCGAAACTAGCGAACTTCGGTTTCTCTGTGACGTAGAACGTATTCGCGCCGGTGACTGCGACCATTGCAGGATTGCCGGGTTCTCCCGCACGAAAGACCGCGACCGTGTTTGATGCGATCGATGTCACAATGTAGGTCAACGACTCGCTCACAACGACGACGTAATTGCCGACCTTAAGTTCGTCATCGAACAGTGTGTTGGTACCGGTGACGACACCACCTCCACCGCCGGCATCAACCGCCGTAATCGCGACTGTGCCGGTGTTGGCACTTTTCTTATCCTTGTTTCCCCATCCAGACATATCGTGTCTCCTTCTGCTAATTCTACTGTTATTTATGATGCCGATACGCCGGCGCCTTTAGGTGCGGTCGCCTTTGTCTGGGCTGCCCGCGCTTTTGTTTCGACATCACGAATCTTCGCGGCCATCAACTCCGTAGCCTGACGTTGTTTGAGGGTAATGGTATCGGTCGCCTGTCGAACCTTGAGACGATCGACATCACTCGGAGGTTTGGGAGCAGACATCGTCGTCTCTTCTCGCTGCTCCGACCATCGCTGAATTTGATTCGGCTTCACCTTCTTAGTTTGTCCGACGATCCATGTAGGTGGCGTCACCTTCGCGTAGGCTTTCTTACCCACATCGACGATATAATGTCCCTCACCCTTGTCGTACCGCACAACTTGGCCGATACCATATGGCGTCTTGACGCGTGAGCCGGGTCCGATCATCGTCTCTTCTCGCTGAAGCTGATGTGCCATCACCTTCTCAGAGGCATGCTTACCCACATCAACGATATAATAGGGACTTCCGTGCGGGCCATCACCCTTGTCGTACCGCACGATTTTACCGCGGCCATGCGGGGTCTTCACACGAGTACCGGGTTTGAGTTCGACCTCATGTGTGGCTTCCCTCAACCCACCATTCTTCCGATAGTAGAGTACTGTTTGGGCATCGTTGACCTGATCCACATACTTGTCTTCCGCTGCGCGGTTGTGTCCTCGCATGGCAAGAGCCGCGGCGCCGGCATCCTTGATGATGTATCGCAGTTCGGCGTCTGACTTCTTGTGATACGGGTGTCCTTTCAGAGGCATTCGAGCTTCCTTGAGAGAAGGAACGACCTCATGAGCTTCTCCGAACATCGATGTAATGATCTTATCGCCGGGTTTGAGTACCTGACTGACGCGACCGCCGGCGGCCTCGATACTGATGGTCGCATGTGGATGCTTGGCTCGCAACATGTTCGCGTAGAGTACAATTTCTGTTTCATTGAAATCCCACGCCATCGAATTTGGGAGTACTTTATTATTCTCAATAGCGACTACGGCGTACGTGCCCTTCTTAAGAGAAGACGCGACCGTGGCCTCTTGAATCTTCTGTCGCATCTTGTCCCGATAGTCTCGCTGTTCTCGTATATGCATATGTTGCCTCAAAGAAGAGAAAATTTTCTTGGCCACAGTAATGTTCTTTCCCGGTGTGCCGGCCAGGAAGCTCGGAAAATCGTTCGCAACGACATACCCACGCATCAATGACGCAGATATCGCTCCTACTCCTCTTGGAATGGATAGGACATGATACTGCGTGACATCGATATGTTTCGCTGTATTGTATTTAGAAGAACTGGCGGGTAGTAAATATGCCGCAAAGTCTTCAAAATCCCGAACACGATCCGCGCCGACAACTACCGTGATATCTTTGTATCCCGCGGCGGACACATCGGCAAACGCGGCAAACGGGTTATTAATGGCTGGATTGTCGTTGATGGTCACTTGCGGAAACAACTGACGCAAGAAACCAACCTTCTCTCGAAAGGGAAGCGGATTCTTCTTGCTATCTGTCGTGGGCGAGGGATAGATACGAGCTTCCGCATTTAGTCGGCGTGCGGTCTTAATCAAAAAGAGGGCGAGTGCTTCATGCCCCGTTGTTGGGGGATTAAATCGACCAAATGCAATAACGATGCGCCTCTCCTGTGCCATAGATATATTTATACAACTATTGCCACTCTTTGGGTGACAAAAAGTTCGCTCGGCTAAAGGACAAGCGATCCACCAACTTCACCATCTTTCCCGCATGCGACACGGCAACGAATCCCTCGGGACCGGTCAGACGCAAGCCATCGGGGGTTGGAATAAATGTCTGCACACGGGACGCTTGTTCGAGTTTCCGAATCACCATGAGTTTCGCATTCGATATCGCGGTATGCAATTCAAACCACTGAGCAAATTCTTGTTGACGAGTGCGCACGGCGTCGAGCATAACGGTAAAGGACGCGGCAACCGACTCTTTACCCGTCGCACTCTTACGTGTGGACATTTCCTTTTCTTGTCGTGTTGACAAAAAAAGCGTGAGCGCATCGAGTGTCTGTTTTGACGAGGCGGCATGACCACCACGCACCTGTTGATTCAGAAAGATATTAACAAGTGCATGGAGTGGTTCTGACATCAAGGTCGTATAGATCAACGCGGGAATAAGCTGAGCCAGTGTGCCAATTCGAGACAACAGCAGCGTGAACTCCGCATGTTCTTCGTTCGTGAAGGTCACATTGCCCGACACATCATCATACGCGGCATCGAGTGCCGCAACACGATTCGTCTTCTTCAATGCGGAGAAGACTGCTGGTGTGATAGGCGTCGCACGAAGATGCTCCAGTGTGCCGGCACCCGCATACATGGTATGAATGACAATGCCCAATGCCGCTCGACTAATATGCTGTCCCAACGCGCTGGCGATATCGACCGCATAGAGAATGGTATTGGGTCGAAAGGTTAGATAATCAATCCCGTCGATCGTCTGTGACTTGATGCCACGTCCGCCACTGAACAGCAAGTCGCCTTGTAGTACGCGTGTGGGATGGAGCAGCGATAGTTCACTCAGACAATCGTGGAGCACCTGTGACACACCCTCGGTACCATAGGTGTCGGTGATCTGAGCATGTGTCTTCATCAACTTGGGTGCTTTGTTAAACGCCGACTTAGTCGCGACAAAAAACTTGCCATCTGCCGGATCGGGACCAAAGACCACCGAGGGCGCACCATCCCATTTGGTCGTGACATGCAACGCTGTCGAGACACCGCCATTGATCAGCATGTCTCGAAATTGACGCAACACCTCGATCGACTGACGCATGCCCGAGACACCATCGTCCAACATCAAATCCTCAAGATGCTGAAGGTGTGTAAGTTTGCCACTTGCGGCTTCGTGCAGATGTTGCTGAAATGTGATCATAAGGGTTCCAGATCGAGAATACGATAGGCGTCGTGTTGTTTGTGCATTAATTCATACCATGCACGAATTTTTTTACGTAACACCAACATCGCGGGATGTATTGGTGTCTCTTGAAATGCGACAGCAAAGGCCGGATAGGTCGCCGGCGCCAGACGCCGTGCGATTGTTTTCATTTCTTTGAAAGCTTCACGGTACGTCATCGTAGGAAACCAAATGAACATTTCCAAGGCGACATCGTGCGCATAGGCTTCAATTTCATCATAATCGCCAAGATACAATTGTTGTTTTGCCATTTCTTTATCATCAGACGTCGGAGCAAATTGCCTCGAACCTCTCGATGATGGTCGGCTTGAATCTTGATGACGATGCACCAACTCATGCATGAAATATGACCAAAAATAGAAACGACGACGTTTCCAACTTGCTTTAGTAATTGGAAAACTTCGTGTGCCCAAATTAATGTGCCATTGTAAGTAAATATCAGGCGAACGGCGTGTCACTGTGTTTTCAGATTTTGGCCGCCATTCGGCTGTCAATTGAAGCTCGTTTAGTTCAACCGTTCCGCTGGTGTCTTCGACGATCTGATTAATAACTTTCAGAGGAACGGTCACCTCATTCAACTGATCGATGAACGGCGACAAATACATGAGGCGACCGGTATATCGTTTTGGTAAATCACGAGGAAGCACTTGTTGCAACACTGTATGCATTTCTAACATATCAACGATGATTTTATTATGCAGTGTTTTTAAGTGCATTGCGGCCCTCCTGATCTATTTATGGAGTTTCGCTTTGCTCTCTGCCGCCGGTGCGTAGTGCCGCCATTGGACGTCGAGGCATGCGTGACGCTCCGAGCATGCCGCCATGACCCACTGAGCTTTGTGAAATTGCGGCCACATCAAAGGCCACGTTGTTGACAGATGTGGTATTCGGATCATACAACATCATTCGAGAGGTATCGATGCCCAAAAGAAATTTCTCAAACGAATTGCGTTTGCCATATCGATTCTTGAGAGTATAGACTTGAATCTGATTGTTCTGTTCTAATTCTGCGGTCGTTGTCAACGCAATAATAAAATCTGCGGTCTGTGCAATCGCAAAGCTCTCACTAATCTTATCCAATCCGGGATCGGACTCTCCGTGGCCTGTGCGATTGAACTGCGCCGCGGTAAAGATGGGAAGATTGTGTTCGACCGCGAGACCACGCAATTCCTCTGCGATCGATTTGTTGTAGGTATACGAGTTGACGGAATTGCCCATCTTCACCCGCGCAGATGCACAGATAGACAGATAGTCCACGAACAAGATGTCTGGCGCGAACTGTTGCTTCGACTTGAGTTCCTGCAACAGCGCACGAAAATGTCCTGAATGTGCGGCACCCGTCGGATACTCTTTGACAATCAATCGCCCCGTCGATGTTTGACGCAGTGTCTCGATCTTTCTAAGATACTGTGAATGCGTCAGCGCCACGACATCATCCATTGGCACATTCATCATGTTCGCATCGATACGTTCTGCGATACGCTCTTCAGCCATTTCCAACGTGATATAGAGGACGTTCTTGCTCATTCGCAAACATGCGGCCGCCATGTGCACCAGAAACAGACTTTTGCCGACATTCGTACCGGCCAGCACCACGTTCAGCGTCTTCTTGGGCACACCTCCCTTGGTCATGCCATTAAACACTTCGAGATCGAATGGAATGCGAGATTCCGCACGATGATAAAACTCATACCGACTTTCAGCATCGGCAAAGAAGTCATGACCGACGTGCGTATCAAAACTGACGGATAATGCTTGACGCAACAATTCTGGAATACTGTGTGGCGTTTCCTTGGGATCGTCGAGCATCGAGACGCTCTTTCGCAAGGCCACATACAAGGCGCGTTCCTGACAGTATTTCTCGGCTTGTTCAATCAGATAGGCATACTGTGACGGCTCCATCGCCGCCATCTGTTCGATCTCGTTTAGTGTCTCAGTCGTGTCCTTGATCTCTCGTTCTGACAGTGTTCGTAATTCATCGAGTCCTAGGCGTAAGACGGCGAACGAAGGAAGCGCGTGATACTTTTCATAGAATTGTTGAAACAACGTGTAGAGCGTCGCACACGGTTGTGACTCAAAGTATTCATCTTTCAGGTACGGAGCAATCTGTTCTGCCAATTGTGGCGCGGCAAGCAATTGACGCAGAATCGTATGTTCGAGCCGTACGGCCATTAATGCACACCTTTCGTCTCCGATTTAAGTAACGTATCAAAATTTGTGACTGAAATGAAATGCAACCACGACAATAACACTTCAGAACAAAAATTATCAAAGGCTTCGTTCTTTTCAAAGCCCGCTGGACTTTCGTGCACAGCGGTTTCAAATCGAGCCGGCGCCATACCATCTGTCGTCTTTTCTGTCGAGATAACAAACTTCTTGAAAGAAAACGTTACGCCGACATACGGGCCTTGAATAACCTGTAATGCAAGAATCGCATCACCTTTCGTCACGGCAATTAAACGAGGCAGAATACAATTGAGAATATTCTCTTCATTGTTATTCATTGTCGGTATCCAATTCATCTGCGGTGATTGGGGCGCTGGCGGTACCGTAGAGGAAGTGTTCTTTGACATACACTTCAATGCAGTCGAGTACATCTTTTGTAAAATACTTTTCAGGCGCATGAAGAATAGCTTTCTCAAAAACTTTGGAACCATCGGGGAACTCATATCGAGTCGAAACTTTCTTCACACACCCCTGTTCGATTGCCAACTCCAACAATCCATAGTATCGATCGAGCCCGCCATCAAACAGAATGCGCGTTTCCACGGTCGTCTCTTCTTTCGTCTGACGAGATTTCATCATGCGGGCTTTGATAATATTACCCACGACGGCCTTGTCGCTGTTGCGGTCTTTCTTCTTTGACAGAAACACGATGGTATCGGCTGCATATTTTGCGCCCTGACCGCCGGCCATCTCCTTAGTGGGAAAATATGAACCGATAACCGCATACACATGATTGGTCACAACCAATGGCACTTTAGCTTTTGCGAGTTTCAGTCGTAGCACACGGAACGCAGCCTTAATCAAGGTCGCCTTCGACATGTCGCGCACATCTTTTTCGGTCGCCATATCCTCTGTTTCTTTCTTAGAGGGCAATGCCGAGAGGCTATCCAAGACCATGAGCAATGGGAACCGTTTATCCTCAGGCAACTGCATATACGCATCGAGTGTTTTATAGGCGATGTGTCGGAACTTCTCAATGCTATCGGGTTCAGACTTGGCGATCCGTGTAATATCGATGCCCCGTGAGGTCAGCATTTCATTGGTGACGGCGCTCTCGGTGTCGAAATAAAAGACATGCCCATCTTTGTTGTCGGTGAGAAAGCTCTTGACAATGCCCAACGCAAAGAAGGTCTTGCCTGTCGCTGGATCGCCCGCAAAGATGACCGCTTTGTTGTTAGGAATGCCGCCATACAAACTACCAGACATAGCGGCATTCAGAATGTAACTGCCGGTATCAATATGACCGGTGAATTCAGATGACGAGACACCATCAGCGGCGACGGTGGTGTCAGGATCGCCGAGGTCACGAATGAACGTTGTGAAGAAACTTTTGGACATATGAATATTATACCACAGACAAAGGAAACCGAATTAACTTTTTGGACTCCAGCGAGCACGACGTTGACCAGATTTTGGTCGTTCAATGGCAAGGGTCGTATCGTCTAAATTGGCATCTCCCAATGTTTCAGTATCGGTATCAGACGACAGAATTGGTGCAGTGTCCTCGGATACACGCGTGTGTGCCGCACTGGTCTTAAATGCATGTTGCATCGGTGTGCCAATCATAAATCCCGGACCCATGTCTTGTGCAGTCACCCCCACGAGAGGATTCTCGTGATTGGTCGAAATACGAGGCGCTTCCATGTCATCTTCACGAGGCAGCGAGGTATCGGGTGGACTATAGGCGATCGTGCGGCCTTCTGGTTCGGGTTCGCTCCACGTATTGGTGTCCGTGGCCGTTGAGGTGTCCATGTTCGCTTGTGCGGCGAGCAATAAGGCGATCGCCATAGGATCGAACACGACCAGAATCAGTAGAATGAATACTGTTGCGACGACATCCATATTGGATTGTTCATCGTTTCCATACCACGCCTTTGCGATGAACAGCAAGGGACCGACGTCGACACGCTGCACCTGTGTTTGTTGCTGCAATTCTGTGAGTGTGCGCTCGGCGGTTGAGAGGGTCGCCGACGAAACTTTCAGATTTGTCTGAAGTTCTTCTTGAATCGCTTGCTGCGATCGCATGACCGCCACCGCACCATTTCTATCCGTCAGACGTTCTACCGAAGTCAGTTTCTCGATGACAGTATTCGTCGTC